ATAACGATGCAGGCTGGAGCGGCTTGGAACGGACTCAGGAAACTGCCCCCGAATATCGCGGAGCATCTCATCGAGTGTCAGGCGATCTTCACGTAGTAGTTTTTCGATATAGCTGCGAACATCTGGCTCAAGCTTATGAATAGCTGATTTGCGTCCCATAATTATGCTCCCGGGCGTTTTACGCCAGGTACAATAGCGCGACCTTGTGCAGCGTCATGACCACGTGCGGTGAGGGTGGCAACAAGCACAGTACCAATGTCATCAATCGAGACTAAATTCTGCTCCGAAAGCCAGTACAGCTCACTTTTAATCGCATCCCGGCTTGGGTAGTGTCCATACTGGCTTAATGCACTGTATAGAACAGAACTATTGGCACTGTAAGCAGGCAGTTCGGATAGTAAGCGCAGGATGACCAAGCGCATATCTTCACGTAAAAAATTAGCAAAACTCATGATTATCTACTCTTCATTAAATAGTCATTTACCCTATCCAACCCTTTAACTAAGGGTTGGATAGCATCACGCATTCCCTTCATTTCAGCGCGCATGGCTTTCATATCGCCGTGCAATTCATTAACCAGACTTTGGTCTGGAATGTGGCGAATTTGCTCTTCTATCGCGATAATGCGTGTTCTAAGCTCCAGTAGCTCTTTAGCACTGGCTGCCTGGCGGCTCATAAACCACGAATAAACACCGATAGACGCGGTGACTAGCCATTGCATGGCACTAAAACTAAAATTTAAATCAGTTAAATTCATTTCTGGTTCCTTTGCTCCTCAATACGCTGGCAGTCAACGCATAATGTGGCATGGGGTAGTATTTTCTGACGAGCCTCAGGAACAGGCTCATCACACAATAAACAGATTGCACTACCAACAGGCTTTTGTTTATTCGCTTGCTTTAATAACGTACGCTCCCTGTCTTGGGTTTCTAGCAGACTAGCTCGGTCAATATTGTCCATTTCGTTGTTCCAGATAATTGAGTAATTCAATAAATCGGCCTGCACAGAGTCCGTATTGGTCATAGACGAGCTTTAAAGCAATGACGACAGCTTCATCACTGTTATTCTCCGGTCCTGCCAGCGGTGGACAGGGTGTTGCTAATGCCGCCGGTAGTTGCGTTGTTGGCTTGGGTACGAGCATCTTCGAGTTGCTGCATGACATCAGCATTAAACTCACAACGAACACGATTAGCGCCTTGATTAATGGCATAACGAAGTTCCTTTGTACTTTTTTCATTGATTAGCAGTAGCGAGGCGATTTGTTCTGAAAGCCGCTTGCTAATATTTTGAGATTCAACCTGCTGTTTCTCGCTATTCTCAACATATTCAGTAAATTGTGTTTTAAGCTGCTCATTTTTGCTTTTAGCACAGGCGAGTTGGGCTGATGAGATGCCTTTATCGTAGAAATACTTTCCACTTGTGATAAAGGCGGTTACAACAATACAGAAGAGATAAACCATTCTTAATTGCATACACCGCTCCCCCAACCAGCAGTCTGGTATTCTGGCTGCCAGCGGTTAATAATCCGGTCTGGGTAACCGCGGTTTTCTTTAAAATTAGCCGCACTACGACCAGCATTGATATACTCCACAACATCCCAATAGAGAGATGCATCTAAACCTTGTGCGGTGGCTTTTTTACGGTCACGCTGCACCCAGCCTAATCCACCGTTATAAGCAGAGAGTACAAATGCCCAGCGGTCACACTCGCTAGCGGCTGTAATACGCTGATAATGCCAGTGGTTATAGGTGACTAGCGCTTGTAATGCCCATGTAGGGTTATAAGGTTGGTTACTACCGAGCTGTTTTGGATAGATATTTGCAATCCATTTGGATGTGCCTGGCATGAATTGTGCCAAACCTTGGGCGCCGACATGGGAACGCGCATCCGCTTTCCACTTTGATTCCTGATGAATTTGCGCTGCAAAGGTCGCTATTGGGGCATTTAAGCCCCATTGTGCATGAGATACGCGGATAAGCTCGCGTTTATAGCGCATTGCATCAGATGGAATGGCGGCATAAGCAAGCGATGTCATGAATAAGGCAAAGACTGCAACCATGAACATCAGATAATAGATAAAAATCCGATCATCATTTTTATGCATCGTTATAGCCCCAAGGTAACGCCTAGAATCACGGCTGTAACAATCACGGCACGACGTAGTAGAACAGTTGCAAAGATAAGCTCATAACCTGACACAACAGGATATTCAGGTTCAGATCGTTCTCGGATCACCGGATAGAACGTCATCGTTTTCCAGTTTTCAACTAGATAACTCCCTGGGCTGGCATAAGGAAATAATGCCCGGTCTAAGTGATAACCGATCACCGCAGCTAAAGAGACTAATGAGAGCTTATACAATGTGACAGGCAGCTGCTGAGGTGAAAGCAAGGCAATAATGCCTATTAAGACAACGGCTGATAGAACCCAAATGAATAAACGATGGTTATGGATGTTTTTGAAGAATGACATGATAAATCCCCAGTTAAATGAAAACACCGCCATGATAGGCGGTGTCGGGGATTTGGGATTTTAGCCGGGGTTAAAAGATTACAGGTAATAAAAGGATGATATTGGCGCTGAATTTAACTTAAAAATGGAGATAACACTATGTCTAAAGTTCAGGAAAAAACAGATGACCCGGATAGTTTTGAGATTGCCCAGTTTTTGCTTAAAACAGTACGTGAACAATATAGTAATCAACCAGAAAGTACAGTGTTAGGTGGGTTTTGGATTGCAATGCAGGGCTTGTATGGTCCCCACATGGCAATAATGGCTATGAATAGCTACTCGTTAACTTTAGCTAATAAGTGAGTGTAGACTTGATCTAATATCTCAAGTAGATTGTTGCCATGGGGCTTTTTAGGAAGCCCCAACACATTTGCAGCATTAAGAACTCCTCCAATACTTTTATCACTGTTAGACAGTACGATTTCTGTAGCAAGTTTGAGTAATTCAACTTTGGTTTCGGTTGTGATCTCAGTCATTATTATTCCTTAGGTAAATAAAAAATTAATACTGTTAAACAAAGGAATACAACTCAAAAACCTACAGCATGTCATAACAGAATAATGGTTTAGTCTTTTGGATATAACGAGTTAGCTTAATTTAGTATTTCATAACCACAGCTTCTAACTTTTCTGCAATATTTGGGGTTAAACCGCTGTTTAGTTGCATTACAATTAAGCCATTTTTTGATTTATAAAGGTAAATAAAGGTAAGGTCCCACTAAACCACGGTAGCCATCAAAGTAGGCATAAATAGCATCACAATATTCTTTTCTCTCACAGATGAATACCTGACCACCGCTAGGGGCTACTTGAGGAATGCTGAAGGATAACCATTCTTTATAGCTGTTAGGGACAGGACTTTTTTCCGCTGGATCCGCAGTGGTAACATCATTAATAGCCACACCTGTTTGCTGTAACTGAGTCATTACATCTTGTCCTGAAATGGTTTTTTGACCATCACCACAGCCAGCTAATAAAACAGTTATTGCAACAACATTAAGTAATTTCATAATTAACTCCCTCATTTTCTACTTTTTAAAACAACCGTAATGTCATCAATATTGGCATTACATTCACGAATAATTCGATTTTCCAGTCTGACCTTACTCCCTTGCCAGAGGCCAATGATAGAGAAAAATGCAAAGAAACCTATGAGGTAAAATTGATGTGATTGCATAATCACACCTGACTGAAAAAAATTTGAGAAATCTTTATCGGCGAGTATTGGATAAACAATGTTATATAAAACAGTTGCAAGAAAAATTAACATTAATGTTAATAGAACTGATGGAATATTAAACCACTTGCGTTTATAAGCATTAAAACGAATGTTTTTTTGATGTTTTACGCATTGTTTTAATTCATCTTTGGATAAGTCATATAAAGATTTTTCAGGTTCAGGTGCATAGTTATGATTATGGATATTACCTGCCGCAAATTGCCCTTTTGCATTTCCATTAAAATGTTGATCCATGCTTTATTTCCTTTTTTTACCTTTATTAATGTGATTAGTAATATCGCCAGCAGCGAATTGATCACCAGTAACACTTCCGTGAAAGTGCTGGGCTGATTTTGTTGCTGTTGTAGGTTCAGGTTTATAGTCATCAATAGTTTTATTGCTCATATCAACAGCCATTGCAGCCTGCATGATGCTAAACCTCTCTTCAAATGAAGCACAGCGAAAGCGTTGAATTAACTTCCACTCTTCCTGACTTAAACGATAGGTAGCTGGAGTATTGATATTAAATGGCTCATCATCACGGCTTTCATCACCGTCATCTTCAGCAATAAATTTATCAAGTATGTCTTTAGTGCCTGATGTCAAAACACCTAACCTTTTAGCTTCAGCTCGTGTCATTAAAGGGCTTGGCTTTCCTGTTAGAACATAATCGACATCAATATTTAAATCTGGTTGTTTAGCGATCAGAGCCAATAATTTATCTTCTGGAAATGATCCCCTCATCTTTCTTGATATAAAAGCTTTTTGTGACAAGCCAAGCATTTCAGCAATTCCTTTATCAGTTTGAATTCCAAGTTGTGCTTTAAGCCTTAATAAAGTTTTTTCGAATGAATTCATATATCCCCTTGACTTCAAAAATAAGCTGCATTAAACTTCAAATGAAGTCAAAAACTTCAATTCAATATTAATCACATTACAAACCGATATTATTAATTAGAGGTAATAGCTATGCAAGTAAATAAAGAACGCAGCAACGACATTAAACACAATTTACGTATGAAAGGCTTAACGCTAAAGGCTTTTGCGGAAAAGCATGGGTTTAAGTATCGCGATGTTTCGGATGTTGTTCGTGGTTTACGTCAAGGCAATTATGGTATCGGACGTGAAATCGCAGAAAAGTTAGAAGCAGCACAAAATAGCTAAGGGGTTCACTATGCAGGTGCTTGGTATATTAGATTATTTTTTAAATCAGCTTTCAGTTGGTGTTTCTAATGGATTCGTAGTTAAGAAGGTTGTTATTCGACCTTTTAAAAAGCAGGTTAGAGAAGTTATGGATACAAAAATTTTGACAAGCGCACAAGTTAAAGAAAAGTTTCATACACAGGGCATTACAGTTAAGGCCTGGGCTCAGAAGAATGGATTCGATCCACAGTATGTTTACGCAATTCTAAATGGACGGATGAAGGCTCGCTTTGGTACAGCTCATGAAATCGCTGTTGCGTTGGGTATGAAGATTAAAACTAATTAAGGAACTAATTAAGGAACTAATTAAGGAACTAATTAAGGAACTAATTATGCAAATCACACACGCAATTCAATTTAGAAATACTCAGTTAACCTGTATTGAGTCTGAAGGTGAGTTTTATGTTGCTGTTCGACCGATTGTTGAAGATATGGGATTAACCTGGTCACGACAACGTAAAAAAATAGTGGAGAATGCTCAACGGTTTTCAACCGTGGCCTTTAAGGCCACAGTTGCTAAGGATGAAAAACAACGTGAAATGCTTTGCATTCCGCTTGAGCGTCTCTTTGGCTGGTTAATGACAATTCACCCTAATAAGGTAAAGCCTGAATGTCGGGAAGCGGTGATTGAATATCAAAATGAATGCGATCGCGTACTGGCTCGTCATTTTATTAATGAATTACACCTACAACATGACAGTACGCTTGAATGGGGAACGACGCTTTTTAATGGCTGGTTAAAGCGTTATCCGAAATGGGCAATGATTCTTGATGGTTTAAATGAAAATGAATCTTACCAGCAATTGCTGGAGAGAACTGGTTATCGCTCAAAATCAACTATTCACCGAAATATCCAGCGTATGTGTGAAGCTGGCGTGTTAGTTGTGCATTAAGGAATTTGATTATGACACCTATTTCTTCTGCTGCACGTGTCTTACGTGTTTTAAAAGCCGTTAAAGGCTACACCCTTACCGGTATTTCAAATGGTGCAATTGCTGAGATTGTCAATGATACACCACCTAATGTGAGTCGTGCTTTAAAGACTTTAATTGATGAAGGATTAGTAGTAAAACTCGATAACGGCTTATTCGCTCACAGCATTGAAATGCTACGGATTGCGCAAGCTCATGCTGAACATATCAGCACTATTCAAGATCGTATTGCTGTAACTAACCAACGTATTTTTTCTAAGTAAGTTTGAGGTTTATTAATTATGGCTAGAACACCTAATCCTAAAGCACCATCAATTGAATTAACAGAGTTGCCTAAACAAGAAATTACTGATGCTCAAAATGTAATAGCAACAGTTACTAGCGAATACGGAGAAGAAAGAGATCTCGTAAATCAGTTATTAGGCCAAGCACAAATGGCCGAGGCTTTTGCTCAATTTTCCAAGACGATCTTGGTTTCTAAATTAGCTTTTGTTAAAGAAAATAAGCTATATAAAGCGATTGCCGGGAAAAAAAGTCAAGATGGTCTTGAATTTTCTGGCACATGGGAAGAGTTCTGCAATTTATTAGGCTGGACTCCCGAACATGCTAATGAATCGATATCCAATTTGAATAATTTTGGTGAGAAAGCGTTAGAAAGCATGTCACGTATGGGAATCGGCTACCGTGAATTGCGTCAATATCGAAAATTACCTGAAGACCAAAAAACAGCCTTAATTGAAGTTGCCAAAGCAGGTGATAAAGAAGCATTAGTCGAGTTGGCAGAGGAGTTTATCTCTAAACATTCTAAAGAAAAAGAAGAGTTGACCAAACAACTTTCTGATTCAAAAGCTGATTATAGCGCTCTACAAAAGCGCAATACCGATTTAAGTAAAGAAAAGGAAGCCATCAGTATTCAGCTTAATAAATATGAGCTGAAAACCATCCCAATGGATGAACGGCTTGAACCACTTAAAGAACAAATAGCTGAAACTCAGTCTGAAATTGATACTTTATTCAATGATTATCGTCAGTTTATTGAATTGGTCAATAAGTTGCAGTTTGAAGCGATGGAAAATGACCCTGATTATGATCCTGAAACGAGCTGGCATCTCCCTAAACCATTAGAAATCACTCTAGTCATGCTGAATAACGCTATTACTCTGACATTAGAGCAAGCTAAACAGATGCACGGCGAGATTTGGCGCTTATTTGGTGAGGATTTGGAACCAGCTACAAATCGTATCATCGATGCTGAAAGTGAAACACGACTTGGTAATATGTGAGGATATTCGCATGACAACGACACCTAATATTCGTGATTATCTGATGGAACTGGCGAGAAAGCTGGACAAGGCCTCACACGGTCAAAAAGGCTCAATTATTGAAGAAGCTCAGGATCTGCTAGGTTGGCCAGCGCAGACGATTTATCGTCAGTTAAAAAAGCAATGTGGCTGGGAATGTAAGCGTAAAACACGTTCAGATAAAGGTAAAACTACCGTTTCTCTAGAAGCATTAGTCACTTTAGGTGCGGCAAGTCGTGAATCTGTTCGTGATAATGGTAAACAGACCCTGTTTACCACAACAGCCAGAGGCATATTGGAGCAGAACGGACATGAATTCGGCGTCAGTAACACCCAACTTAACCGATTATTACGTGCTCGTAAACTTAATGTGAAGTCACAGAAACAGGTTAATCCCGTTCAGGCGTTACGTGCATTGCATCCTAATCATGTTCATGAGATTGACCCTTCATTATGTTTAATTTATTACATGCATGGTAAGCAGCGTGTTATGCGTGATAGTGAGTTTTATAAGAATAAGTTAGAGAACTACGCCAAAGTGAAGTACAAAGTCTGGCGCTATACCTTATATGATCGCGCTTCAGGCATGATCATTCCCTGGTATATCGAAGCAGCAGGCGAAAACCAGCACTCGCTCTTTCAGTTTCTGATGTTTGCCTGGGGCAAACAGGAAGGTCGTTTGTTTCATGGTGTACCCAACATGATTTACTGGGATAAAGGTTCTGCGAATACATCCAGTGCGATTAAAAATCTGCTCGATCATCTGGAAGTAGACTATCTGGAACATGAAGCAGGCAATGCACGGGCTAAAGGTGGTGTAGAGAATGCGAATAATATTATTGAAACCCAGTTCGAAAGCCGCTTACGTTTTGAACCGGTTAATGATATTGCTCAACTTAATCAGGCAGCGTTAGCCTGGGCTGAAGCCTATAACGCTAATTTATTACCGGGACAAAATACTTGTTTGCGCCGTGCCGGATTAGCTGAGCCTACGCCTCGTCAGAGTCTTTGGCAAAAAATTACCGCTGAGCAGTTACGGACATTACCGGGTGTTGATGTATGCCAGGCATTAATGGCAAGCCGCGAACAGGAACGTCAGGTTCGGGCTGATTTGACGATTACCTTTAAACATCCACAGGCAGATAGAGCGCTTATTTATAGCCTGAAAGGTTTAGATGGTATTGTCGTAAAAGATAAGGTTTCTGTTCGGGCGTTAGTTTACGGTGATTGTGCGATTCAGATTGAAGTACCGCGTTATGACGGTGAAGCGTTAATTTACCGTATTGAACCGGAACGTAATTTTGACCAGTTTGGTCAGTATCTGGATGCGCCAGTGATTGGTGAAGAATATAAATCTAAGGGTGAAACTGCCATTGAACACGCAGCTAAAGCAATAGATCAACTTGCCTACCCTGGTATGACTGAAGAGGAGATTAAGAAAGCGAAGCAAAAGCAAGCAGCGCCATTTGATGGGAAGATTAATGCACATAGCTATATCAATGATATTGAACATCCTCTTTATCTATCAAAAAAAGGTATGGAAATTGCAACACCAGAACACCTCCAGGCACCAAATTCATTTTTAACCGTAACGGCTGCGATGTTGCGTATTACGCAAGCTATCGGACGGACATTAACTTCTGATGAGAATAAATGGTTATCTACTCGCTATAAAGACGGTGTTCCTGAAGAGAACCTTAATTCTATCATTCAGAACTTCAAACAACCTGTCGCACCTCAAAAAACAGGTACAACCGGTTTACGGCTGGTATAAGGGGTAATTATGGCATTGAGATTAAAGGCTGTAATAAGCCAGTTAGGACTGAAACAAGCTCAGTTAGCTCAAGGTATTCGTTATAAAAATGGTGTGATTAGCCAGGCTGTCATTAGCCAAATTGTTAATCATGATATTTGGCCTCGTAGCATCGAAAAAGAGGCAATAAAAACACAAATCAAGGCAGTTTTACTGAAACGTGGTGTATCTGAAGCTGATTTGATTGATGTATTTGAGATGGTCAATGCAGATGAAATCTTGGCGGACGAATCTGCATTGACCGCAGACCCACTAGAAGAGGAGTCCGAACGTATGTTACTACGAAAACACACTTTAAGTCGCGCAACGCGTACACATTTTAAGATTTTTATGGATCCATTTACGGATGAAATGACGTGTGACAGCGATGTTTTTCTGTCTGATGATATCCGTTATGTCCGTGAAGCGATGCGCCAAATTGCTAAGTTTGGCGGTATGTTAGCGGTAATTGGTGAATCTGGTGCAGGCAAGTCGACCCTGCGCCAGGACTTAATCGAATGGATTAATGTCAATCACGAGCCAATTACAGTGATTGAGCCCTATGTTCTTGGTCTTGAAGACAACGAAGTCAAAGGTAAAGCATTAAAGAGCATTGATATCAGTGGTGCCATCATTAATGCCATTGACCCACAAGCTAAACCTCGCCGCTCTGCGGAAGCCCGGGCGCGCCAGATGCACAATCTGTTGAAAGAAAGCGCTAAAACCGGCCGTAAACATGTCCTCATTATTGAAGAAGCGCATGGTTTACCAATCCCGACCCTAAAACACCTGAAGCGGTTTTATGAACTTCAGGAAGGTTTTAAAAAGTTGCTATCAATCATCCTGATTGGGCAGACTGAGCTTCAATATAAGCTGTCTGAATACAACCCAGAGGTTCGTGAAGTCGTGCAGCGTACTGAAATCGTTCACCTCAAACCATTAGATAATCAGGTTGAACAGTACATCAAACATAAATTTGAGCGTATCAATGTTGATTACACCGCCTTATTTGAACCTAACGCCTTTGATGAAATCCTCAACCGCTTACGCATTAGTGTTACTGAAGGGCGAGGAACCAACCGCAACGTTAAAACACGTTCGTTATGCTATCCGCTTGCTGTTAATAATCTGGTTACTGGCGCGTTGAATCTGGCATGTCGCATTGGTGCACAGAAGGTAAATGGTGAGATTATTTCTGAATCGATTAGAACCGGGGAGGATATGTAGGATGGCGCGCACTCAAAAATATAGAGTGTCCTGGAATTACGATGCTCGCTTAATTGTCGAAATTGACCATGATGTTTTAACAGAGGGTGAATTACATAAAATTAATGAGTTCTGGATGTCAGCAGAAGATCGCCTGGAAGAATGTGATGGTAATGTATTGCACGCTGTTCTGGGACTTTTAGCTGAAGTGTGTTTCAGGCAATGTCTTCAGGAATGTCTTTCCGTAGACATGCTAATTGATAAATTTGAAACAGGAATAGAAGGCTGGCCAAGAATGGACGGTAGTGCCGGAATCAAAATTATCAATTGCATTGAGCCTGAATTTTTTATTTCAGATATGTACGTTACTGAGCTGGGAGATGAATATGACGCATATTAATCAAGTCATTGAAGATAATCTGACATTAGCTTCAGTCGTCCTCTTAAGACTATCTCAGGATGATGTAACTGTTCTAAATATCCAGTTGGGAACAGGTACTAAACCAACGGTATTTATCAAACAACATCCAGTTTGTGAAAAGCTGATCAAGAAGGGTATGGCAGCTTATTACAAGTTTGGTACGGATGAAACAGGGCCTTACCAGCAGGGACAATTTGAATTGCTTGGTTGTCGTATTGTGTGGTCTGAACCAAGAACGAATCGTATTCATTAATGAGGGAATAATTATGTCTAAAACAATACCGGAAGGCTACTGGCAAGATGCAAAGGGTTGTTTGGTTCCTGAATCGATGATTAAGTCGATTGATAAAGCGCGTGATGCTCTGGTTCAGGAAATCGTGAAGGAAGCTGTTGAAATTAGTCAGGTACTTAGTTCCTTTAAGAGTCGCTGTTTTGGTGATATCCAGGCGTTTATTGATTTATCTATTGAGCAATACGGAGCCAGACCAGGGGGTAAAAAAGGCAATATTACCCTTTATTCTTTTGATGGTCGCTACAAAATCCAGCGAGCCATCCAGGAACATATTGCATTCGATGAACGTTTACAGGCTGCAAGAGCGTTGATTGATGAATGTTTACAAGAATGGACGGCAAGCGCAGGACCCGAATTGAAGATCATTGTTGAGAAAGCCTTTGCTGAAGATAAGGAAGGCAATATTAGTTCAGGGCGAGTTCTGGCATTACGACGTTATGAAATCACTGACCCACGTTGGCTAAAAGCGATGGATGCAATCAGTGAATCTGTACAGGTCATTAACTCTACTAGCTATATCAGGGTTTATGAGCGTGTTGGAGACACTGATAAATACCAACCTATTTCATTAGATATTGCAGGGGTGTGAGATGAAAAATTTTGCTAAGTTATTTGAATTTGATGATATTGGCCAGGTATTAATTACTTGCGACACACTTGAAGATGATCAGCCTGCTGTCTTGCTGCGTTGTGGAAATGACGGTGTTACAGCAACACCGTCATGGGGATTTGAAGATTCTGATGAAGGATTGGTTTTGCGTAATAAGCTCTTTGCAATGATAGATAGGGAGNAAGCCTATAAAATTGCTCACGATATCATTAGCGCGCTACCTTTTAATGGTGATTCTAATGGATGAATCAACTGTTTATAAAGCGGCTACACGTCAGTGGGGCTATGATTCTCAGATATGTAAGCTGGCTGAAAATGCCAGCAAAGTTGCGATAGCTGCTAACCGCATTCTTAATCATTGTGGAGATGAGCGAATTTTAGCCGAAACGATTGCGGATATGGAAATAATCTGTAATCAATTACGAAGCAATGGTTTGGGTCACATGATAGATCACTTTAAGGTTATAAGATTAGACAGGTTAGCTGAAAAGCTCGGGATGGGTGAATATGATTAGGACGAAATATATTCAGCTTATTAATATCGCAAAGGATCAACTGGGTCTTGAAGATGAGGTTTACCGTTCTATTTTAATAAAATTAACAAACAAAAATTCTTTAAAGGCGATGTCATTTAAGGAGTTAAATGTGGTTTTGAGCCACATGAAAGCGTTAGGTTTTAAAGTTAAGCCCAGGGATGGCCGTAAAACTCAGCAGTTACGGCCTCAATTGGAATTAATTCGTTCTTTATGGATTGATTTACACAAGAAAGGGGCTGTCCGTGACAGCTCAGATAATGCTTTAAATGGTTTTATCAGGCGAATGGTCAACATCGACAGATTACAATGGTTAGATGAACGCAGAGCTAGTCAGGTCATTGAACATCTCAAAAAATGGCTAGCGAGGTGATGTATGAGCAAGACAGCACAAGAGAGGCTATTTAAAAGCAGGGGACCTGAACTGTTATTAAGTTTAGCGGATCATGTAGCAGATAGTGCAAAGGATGTTCTTGGGGTCGGGGGTAGTGCAGCAAAACATCTGGGGCAGGAAGTTGCAATGCGGCTTTCTCAAGTCTGGGGTGGCCAGCTTATTTATTTTCCAGCTGGCACCCTGCTTAAAAGTGCCCAAACTCACGTTCAAATTTTTGAGGCTTTTACTGGGCACAATCATGATGAAGTGGCTGCTAAATTTGGTGTCAGTGTTCAACATGTTTATAAAGTCATAAAATCGGTTCGTAAAGAAATGCTCAAAGATATGCAGGGTGATTTGTTTACGGATGAACCATCTAAAGAGGAGGATTAA